ATTGTGAATGTATCTCCACTATCCCCTAATGTAGTTGTTCCACAATTTGTTCTTGGACTAATTTTATTTACTTTTACTTCACTCATAATTTACCTATTGAAATTTGTACCTTATTATTACTATACCTGATCCGCCGGCTCCACCGTTTCCTTGAGGAGATGGATTAGCTGTATGAGGACCTCCTCCACCGCCGCCACCAGAATTAGTTCCACCATTACCACCATTACCGCCTGGAGATGCATTACCTCCAGCATTTATAGCAGATCCTCCGCCTGTTCCTGATGTTCCAGGAGGTTGAGCACTAGATCCGCCTCCACCACCTAAACCACCATTACCAGCAGCACCACCTCCACCAATACCAGCAGTACCACCTGCACCACCAGCCCAATAATAATTATTTCCACATATATTAACTTGTGAACCATTACCACCATTACCACCTTGTCCAGCTGAAGGAGGTGTTGTAACTGCGTCTGATCCCTGTACTCCAGCAGAACCACCGCCACCGCCACCACCGCCGCCGTGTGTATCAAAACCAAAACCTTTACCACCGTCTTTACCTTGAGGTGGACTTACCGAAGGTGTGTTACCTACTCCACCATAACCCATTACTGGCCCTAAAGGACCGGGTCCACTTCCGTGACCAGATCCACCACCAGCTCCACCTGGAAATCCAGATCCATTTGGAAGTGGATTTGTTGGTTCAGATGCTCCAGCAGAACCTCCTCTACCACCACCTGCAGATGTAATACCTAATCCAGATGATGCAACTCCACAAGACCCACCTGATCCAGCATTATTTGTTGCACCACTTCCACCACCTCCAACAACAATTGGATAACCTTGTGCTGTCACAGCTAAACCTCCGGTCGCTGAAACTGGAAAAACATATCTGGTACCGCCACCACCACCACCGCCACCTATGTGAGCTCCGCCTCCACCACCACCAGCTACTACTAAATATTCTACTGTATTTGATCCTCCAGCATTTCCTGCACAAGAAACTGTAAAAGTTCCTGGTCCTGTAAATGTATGAATTTTGTAATCACCTGAAGTTGCAGTACTATTACCACCTGATGCTGCAACAAAAACAGGTACTACACCTGTTTCAGTGTCTTCTGCATTTTGAACATTAACCCAACCTTTTGTTGAATCAACATAAACCAAAGTTATTGCTTGACCATTAACATTTAATGTTGCATCATCCGCTACACCACCTATTTTTTCTGATCCATTAGGACTTATTGTAAAATTGTAAGTTGCAAAATTTCTTGCATAATCTGCAAATGAAACAATCGCTCCAGCTGATCCTGCAGGTAAGTTTGCTGTTATTGCACTTCCTGAATTTATAAAATATCCTTCTCCATTTACTGGAGTGAATGTTGCTGTCTTTGGAGTTGTCTGCCAATCAACAGTTCCTGTTCTACCAAAACCTGATTGAGAAGCACCAGAAGCTAAAGCAATACTATCGCCACTTGCACCTAGTGTAATGGTTGTCCCACATTTATTGATGATGTTTGAATCATCTGAAACTTTATTTATATTATCTACTTTAATTTTACTTGTCATAATTATTGAAATTTGTACCTTATTATTACTATACCTGAACCACCACTATTATTATTTCCACCTCCACCACCACCAGTGTTAACTGTTCCAGCTGAACCAGCAGCAGTTGTTGGTCCTCCTACTCCACCAGCTCCTCCGCCACCAGTTCCTCCTGCTCCACCAGTAACTGAAGGTCCAGGACTATATGCCATTCCACCACCGCCTCCGGCTCTTACGGTTGGTGTACCATTAATTGAACTCGTTGCTCCTGCTCCACCAGCTCCACCTGGAGTATAAGATCCTGGAGGTGCATTTGAACCAACAACTGTAGCACCACCGCCTCCACCACCAGATCCATTACAAGGACCAGTACTAGCACCATTTCCACCTGCGAATCCTTGAGCTGGAGTTGTTGAAGGAGTATTTCCTGCACCACCTGCTCTTGGTCCACCAGCTGAACCTGCTCCACCACCACCTGATCCACCTGTATTTCCTACTTTACCAGCATAGTTTCCACCACCACCTCCTCCTGTTGCTATAATAGTTGAAAAAGTTGAATTTGATCCTGCATTTGTAGGATCGGTAGAAGGAGCTCCTACTCCACCAGCACCTACTACGATTGGAAAACCAGTCGCTGTTACTGTAATTCTATTTGGTGCACTTGGCTGACCATCTAAAGGACTTGCTGTATATGGAGTAACGGGAGATTTAGTTTCTCTATATCCACCTGCTCCACCACCACCACCTGTAGTTTGACCACCAGCTCCACCACCTGCAACAACTACATATGAAACTTCATTATTAGCTGCAACAACTGCTGTGCAAGTTACTGTAAAAGTACCTGGTCCTGTAAATGTATGAACTTTACAATTACCATCTTCTGTTATAGTTCCACCTGTTGCTACTACAAAAGCATTACCTACAACATTTTCACTTGAATCAGAAGTTGTTACCCAACCTTGAGTTCCATCTACATAAATTAAAGTTACTGATTGACCTTCTGTACTTAAAGTTACATCAATATTTAAACCACCAATTTTTTCTGATCCGTTTGGTGAAACAGTTAATTTATTTGTTTGAAAAGTCCCTGCATAATCTGCAAGTGATACTATTGCACCTGCTGATCCAGCGGGTAAATTACAAGTAAATGCTCCAGCTGTTGTATTACAAAAATATCCTTCGCCTGATACTGCAGTGAATGTTGCAGTTTTTGGAGTTGTTTGCCAATCTACAGTCCCTGTTCTACCAAAACCTGTTTGAGTAGCGCCAGCACCTAAAGTTACAGCTGTGCCTGATCCACCTAAAGTTAAGGTTGAACCACTTTGTTTATCAATTGCATCTACTTCTATTTTTGACATTATACTATTACTAAAGTCCCCGTTACTGTTACAGTTGCGGGAATAGTAATAGGTCCAGCTAGAACTGCATTTTCAATTGTTTGTGTTCCGTCAATCGTGGACGATTGATTAGGTATAAATTCGTTGGGGGCTGCTTGCCCTCCGATGTATTGGATTCCATTTACTATTGCCGTCATAATTCCTCCTACGAACTAATTGTATCGATGTACGAAAGAACTACGTCCAAGCTACTAGCTGTATCAGAGACTGCTTCTAACGTATCACCATTAGCTAAAACAATTTTTGCTCCGCCTTGAATTAATTCAATAGCAGAATTTGGTGGTATGTTTACCCCTTTTGCAAGGAAGTAATCCGCTCCACCTTTTGCAATTTTAACATCAATTGCAATTGTTGATGTTAAAATATTACAACATCTAATACCAATTACTGCATCATAATCTCCAGCTGCTAATAAAGTAGTATCACCTGTTCCAATTGTTCTAACTAATACGTTTCTAAAATCTTGTGCCATATTTTTTTCCTATTTATAATGCAACCGCCATTGCTAATGCAAAGCCAGCTGACGCTGCTCCTACTGGTGTACCTGTTGAATCTAGGTAAACCGTTTTACTTGCAGGCATTGTACAAAATACATCTAAAGTGCCTGAAAAATTAATTTTAGCTGTAGTTCCTAAATAATTATTTAAAACTTCAGTTCGTGCAAGAGTATCAGGGGTTGCATCAGTGACTGTACCACGACCAACTTCCCATTTACTTGTTCCTTGTTCGTGAATAGCATAATAAGTTTCATTACTATTACCAATTCCTGCAACAAAAGTTACAAAACCACTTACAACACCGGCAAGATCTAACGTGCCTGTACCTGTAGTAGTACTAGTTTCTTTTACTCTGTCATTTATTACCAACGCCATAAATTTTTTCCTTAACTCATACTAATAATTGCATTAGCAGGTGTAGTTGGATCAGGGAACGTAATAGTGAAATCACCATTCGTTGCTGTCTTTGCTCCACCAAAATCTAAAACTACTACTAGTCTGTTTGCTGTTCCATCAACTGTATCTGTATTGTAAATTGCTGCATAAGATGCAGTAAAAGTTGCACTTGACCAAGTTACATTATCAAAGTCAACTGAAGCAACTGCTGTACTTGAAGCAACTCCAAGTCTAGTTAAAACTTTAACTGCGTAATTAGAGCCTCCACCAGAACTTACTTCGTCAGTAGCTGAATATACAGTACTTGCTGCTGTGTATGGAAAAGATCCACTTCCAACATACAGAGATAGACTAAAAGCGTTTCCACCTGAAGCTTTAAAATTGTGATTAGCTTCAAATAGAGCACCTCTAAAACTATTAGGTATTATATTTGCCATATTATTTTATCTCCTTAATTATTAATAACTCGATGGGGATTCGGATTTTAATTGAGTACGAATAACTCCATCTTGATATTCATCTCTGCGTCTTCGACCTTGTTGTTCAATCGCATACGACATCAGAGCTTTTTCATAAGCCTGATTATAGTATTGTATCATATCTTGAGGTCCTTTCAAGTATCCATATGCGTTTACCAGACAACCATACAAAAGTAAATCTTGATATTTGTTTGACAAATAAGTTCCATTTGTAGCTGCTGGACCAGTTGTAGGATTAACTGTATCTGTAATACTAACAGGCTCTTTATTGTAAGCTAGAGTAATTTCATAAGTTTTATCAGGTGTTGGAGCAATTACCCAAAATTCTGTATCCCAGTTACCATAATATCTTGGTATTCCTACAGCTTGTGTACTAGGTGTTGCATAGTATTCAGCCATAAAACTAGTGTCTCTTTGTTCTAAATAAAATTGATCTCCCTGAGTATTAGTTAGTTGAACGTATCTAATAAATCTTAAATCAGCGGGAATAGTTACATATCTGTTTCCAATAATAGCATTTGATGTTGCATAATGTCTTTCTTCATCAGAATCTACTTCTCTATAAATTTTGTTTTCTGCATTTTT